GGTCAATCAGTTTGAAACTATTTATCTCATCAGCACTTTTTCCAAAGAAGCCTTCTGAAAGGAGTTTTTTGTAAGATTGAATGAATGGCTTACGCAGACCAGGATAACGCCGCTGAATCAATTTCTCAATCCGTGCGTCTTCTACTACATTCAGAAAAGACTGAAATCCATCACCGCCATTTTCTGCCGCAGACATCCACTCATCACCAGGAGTAAATAGGGCGTGGGCAACTTCGTGGCCGACAAGATGGTCATAAGTGTAATTCTCCATCTCATCCCACATCGGCAATGTCAGAACACGGTCTTTGACATTGAATGATGCAGTCTGGACATTCTGATGAACTACTGTAAGATTCTCAGTAGCCAGCAGACGAGCCAGAACTTCTTTAGACTGAATATTTACCATTGCGAATCACTCCTCTCACTACCTTTGTATCCTAGCAAAACTGAACAGATTTGTCAAGCACTTTTTTTGATAGTTGAATATGAACGACTGTCACCATTTACTTTTGTTTTTACAGAGTGACAATTTTTGCAGATAGTTTGAATGTTTTCGGGAATATTGTTATAGTGGTCACCATCGATGTGGTCTAAGTCTAACTGACAAGAATCGATTATTGTTGCCGTGCAATCAAAACCAAATCGACCATCTGTGTTTTCACAATATGTCTTTTTGATAGGAGTGACACCTTCGGCATAAGTATTTCGACCACCAACTGCTTGGTGACAACGACCACAGTATGGGCGCCAAATAGGGAGACCTGTTGATGTTTTACCAGAACAGTGAACTGGTTTTTCACATCCCACATTCACACAAACTGGACGGCGCTCATAGGCTTCTGTAACTGAAGACATAGTTTTTCCTCTCTCTGCGAATCACTACCTTACTGTTATAGCAAAAAGAGAGGATGTTGTCAACCACTAAAATTAGTTTCGAGGCGCATTCCGTAATTATTTACGCCCTTTTGTATCTCTATACCATCTTTGTAGCGTAGTTTGTTCTTCTTAAATGGTCCGTAATCAACCCAGTGATGCCATCTGCCATATCTCCAGACGACACGGGCTACATCTGGATGCATATCAGCAAGCATCTGTGACTTGTTGATTGTTCCATCTGTATTGTATCCTTCTTTGTTGATTTTCTCAGAGTGTTCTGCATGATAGAACTCAGCAGTGTTACCACCCTTGACTGTCTGAGTGGCCGCTTTGCCTTGCATGAATGCATTGAACTGAACACATACATCACCGTCTTTGAGAACTCTTAGACAGATATCAGTATCTTCATTGTATCGACCACGCCAGCGATGCTTACAATCATTACGAATCAATAATGTCGAATAGATGCGAGTGTTAGCAACAAATGGTGGATACTTCTGGTCAGGAGCAATAAAGAAACGATACTGAGGACCAGAGATATAAACATTATCGTATCTATCGACAAAATCTTCCATCACACGAAAGCCTACACCAGATTCAAATCGAATACGCATGTTCTCATGCAGACGATAGAAGTCGCTGATGTTGTCATCTAGAACCCAGTGACTTGTAGCACCGATGCTGATGCTGTGATCCCAAGCCCAGTTTCTTGCACGACCAGGACCATCACCATGATTAGAGAATGGTGCAACAAGTAGTGTCACATAATCACGAATACCAAAGTTATCCAATGCACTATCGTAGTTATCATAATCTTGTGGTTCAATTACGATATAATGAGGGATACGCATCCTTGAGAGAGAGCGAGAGGTGTGCATGGATTCGTGCCGCCCCTTAGATACAATATACATTGGATACTTTGGTAGTGTATGCTCATCGTCTTGCACCCAACGCAATAGACGATTCGCAGTAATTTCTAGTTTTGGATGCCAGATTGCCTTTGACGACTCAGTGAGTGATTGACCAATACGCTTTGAAAATTCTTGATAATCTTCTTCATTTCTAAACTTGATATGAACTGTGCGAAATGGTGGATTATCTTCTTGCGTATATTCTGGCATACCAACCCAATGCTCACGCCACTTAGCGTTTACATCAATAACTTTTTCTTCAAGTTCTACATCCAGTGCAGTTGTAGATTTAGATTTCTTACGAGGCATCAACAGAGACTTATCAATGTTGATGTTTGTTGGCTGTTCTTCTTTGAACAGAGAAGTAGCAGGATCCGCAAGAGGAAAGAATACATCTTTCGTCTTGTAATCAATTACCTGCCCAATCTTAGAACAAAAGTCTGCCATATCATCAACATTACGAAGGTGGACATATACAACTTTGTATGCGTCTTTATACTTTTCACTGACAGATGCTTTTGTTCTATCATGGAGAGCCTGTTCTATTTCGCCACCTACAAACTCTTCAAGAGTTACTTTGTAGTTATCTTTGATACGCTTTTGCTTATCTAAGAAGTTATCGTATGAAGCACTTTCTTCTACAACTGGCACTGGTGTATTCGTCATTTCAATCCCATTTTCTTTCTAATCGCTGTGGCAGAAATGTTTTCGACTTTTTCATCAAAATGTTCTTGCTCAATAGCATAACCCACTTTGCGACCATAAGTGATGTTTACAATATTTGGAACAAGCATAATAACATACTCTTTACCGTGTGTAAAGCCCTTTTCGCTCAAACCCACAATAATATTTCTCTTCACTTGTTCAAAGTCAAATGGATTGCTGTCATCCCATCCTTGCACATCACGCACTTGAATAGCGACTTGACCAGTCTTTTCATAGCATCGTTTGAACAATTCAAAGTGTCCATCGTGCCATGGTTGCCATCTACCCAACATCTGGACAGTTTCTTTACGCCAGTCAAATGGCTGTAGGTCTTTTGCTACCAAATCAGACTGTGCATCTGAATCAAATTTATTAAAGTGGTAGTCTGTCGTTACTGTTCCCATTTCATTTACAGGATAGTCAAACATCTTGTTTGTATCCTCATAACGACCCTCTTCAATAGTGTCCATGAATACAGAAACATCAGCATGAACAATATGACGATACTCCGTCTTCGGACACACAAAGTCAAGAATGGCCCATTGCTTATCAGACTCAGAACCAAGCACTCTCATTCTTTCTGCTTGACGCATACGACCTTCTTCACTAAAATCCCAATCATCAAAACGCTTGCGAACTTCATCAGCATTGAAGTGGTCACAGTCACCAAGTTTTTGTCGCAACTTATTTGCAAATGTTGTTTTGCCAGAGCCGGGCAGACCCATGACGAGAATTGTTTTAGCCATCTATTTTGTCTCCTCGAAATTCATTCTCAGCATCTTCAATTTCTTTAACACGACTTTTCATATAATTAATTGCTGTGTGAATATGTCCAGTGTCGTGTGGTTGTAGTCTACTTTCAGCAACCTTAATCTCATTGTTTAAAATCGCTTTCAAATCATCCATATAACTCATGATTGCTTTGCCTCTTCATAAAACATTACCTGATTTATTCTCCAGTTATTGTCGGTGTATGCATTGTGGTCTTCTATGTATCCTCCATGAACTTGCTGACCATTAAAAATTATGCATCTATTAGATTTTGCTTCCACAATTTTTCTAATTTTTGTTGTGTTTGTATCAAACAATAAATTAAATTCTTCCATGTTATCTGGTTCTTTCATATCATAAAATACTGTGCCACCAGATGCAATTTTGTCGAGATATATTACAACATTATATGCAGTATCAATATGAGGATAGTGTTGATATCTATTTGATATATCTTTCTTAATATTCTGAAAAATATTAAAAGTCAAATCTGTATTCACTACATCCATAATTCTATTGTCATCATATACTTTACTAATCAATTTGTGAATAAACCCCAACTGATTCCACCACTTTTCATGACTGAAACCATTTTGAATAGTAAATCTAGAATCATAGTAATCTATCCAGTTACGAGAATCATCAGACTTTCTTTTCCATGGAGTGATGTGAATATTTGTTAGATATTCATGTATCTCTTCATAGTTCTTGTAGAAGTTATCAATTATGATAACCCCATCTTCAACTTTAGCAGTAGCCTCCATGTTTATTTCAAATAATTCTTCTACTCTAAATGGCGTAATCATGCCGCTTCCATACTATGTCTTTTTCTCATTTTGTCGAGTTTCTTCTTTTGCTTTTGTGCTTGCTCAAGATGATATCTATTTGCTCTTCTAGTATATAGGATTCCATTCAGATGATCCATCTCATGCTGAAAAATCCTAGCAGTCATACCACCAAGTTTGATTGTATCAGTTACACCCTCATGTGTGGTGTATCTTACTCTAATCCAATCATGTCGTTTCACTTTAACATAAAGGCCTGGGAATGTCAAGCATCCTTCTTCTTCAACTGTTATTTCTTTCGACTGGTCAACAATACGAGGATTAAAGATGCTCATTACAGTATCTGGTTCGTTCCAGTTACCTAAGACAAAAACTCTAACAGGAATACCACACTGAATAGCAGACAGCCCTACACCCTTGTGTTCAATCATTGTCTCTTTCAGATTCTCAAATAACTCTGTAGCATTCAGTTTACCATTAAAATCAAATTCTGTGCTAACTTCCGCCAGTTGTGAATTTTTACTATCAATCAAATCTAAAATCATTCTGTTCTCCCATAAAACTCTGTTCTGTATGCCAGTATTGGTAAGAAGTGATACCAACAACAGTTATCTTTTCCTGTGCCTTTACTATCTGGTATCCACTTCACTCTACCAACACTTACAACTTTATTTACATAAGGCATATACTGTGTTGATTGTTTTGTATGCATCCAATCAGCATCAAAGAGTAGCCAAGCGCCTACACCCATCTCTCTAAAACTTTCAATCATAGGATGGAGTATCTTACGATTCCAAGGAGGGTTGGTAATAACTTTATACTTAATTTCAGAACTCAAACCTCTAAAGTCTGCTTTAATAATATCATCTCTTTGAGGTTCTATATCTGAAGCCCAAACACATTCTGCGTCATGTTCTTGCTTTAAGATATCTATGAGTTGTCCATCACCAGCGCAAGGTTCACAGTAACGAATACTTCTTGGAATGTGAGGCAACAGAGGTAGCACTGCTTCTCTTGGTGTTGGATAGAAGTCTCGTTCTACTCTTTCAAAATCACTTCGTTTGCCCATTACGCCGCTACTCTACTAAAGTTCTTTACCTTCTCAAACCGTATCTGACTACGGAACTTCTCTGACAAAATATCACCCTTATGTGAGATGACAAACACATTAGTCTCACCACCCAACTGATGAATCAGTTTAAGGAACTCATCACAACCAGCAGTATCAAGTGAAGCATCAAAGACTTCATCCAAGATGAGTAAGTTAGTGTTAGTAGAGTTTTTGAGTTTAGCAATCGCTCTCCATGTGAATAGTAGTGCCAAATCAATTCGCATCTTCTCCCCTTCAGAGAATGAAGCATAAGAAAACTCGTCACGATGCCTACTCTTAATAATCTCATTGAACTCCTCATCCAATTCAAATGCTACAAAGAAGTCTAGTGCGGCGAGATACTTGTTAATCAGTTTGTTCATAATCGGAACATACTGTCGAATGATTTTGGTTTTGATACCACCATCCTTCAGCATATCAGATGCTACACCAAACAACTCTCTGTCATTAATCAGTTCTTCTTTCTTCTCAGAGAATGTTTCGTTTTCTCGCTGTAGTGTTTCAAGAGTATCTTTTGCCTCAGTGTCGTCAGCATTTGCGCTTTGTATTCGCTGAATTTCTCCTTGGTTCTTGGAAACGGACTTCTCCAAGGATTTAATTGTTGATTGATTTGTTGAAACATTAGACTGCAAAACACTGACCTCTTGCTGAGTAGTTTGTATTTCATCAAGTCTTTCCTGTAGCGTTTTGTATTCTTCTTCCAGTTCTTGTATACCATCTTTGACTTTTTCGATAATCTGATTTGTGTCGTCAATAACCTTGCTCTTAATAGAATCTTCAATCTCCTGTGAACAGGTAGGGCATTCATCATTTCTTTCAAAGAAGTCAATTCGTTTGTGTGCTTTGTCATGTTTGCTCCTTAACTTATTAATCAAGTCAAACACCTTACCACTTTTAAGTGTAATAGAATCGGAGTCCTTTACCTTTTCAAGTAGCAGTTCTGTTTTTGTAATCATACAAGCATTGTTAGATGTAAGAGACTGTATCTCTTTCTCTGATTCATCAATCATGTTCTGAAAGGTAGCAATGGTATCATCACTCTGTTCTTTCAGTTTACGAATGTAATCTTTCTGTGTCTCAATCTTACTCTCAACCAATTGCATCTGATATTCAGTTTCACGAATGTCTTCTTTGTTCTCTGCAATCCTGTCTTTGAGCAACTTACCCATAGAAGAGAAGATACTGATGTCTAGCAAGTCTTCAATAACCTCTCTACGATTAGCCGCTGTCAACTGCATGAAAGGCACGAATGTAGACGCACCCAGCACAACAATCTGCGTAAAAGATTTGTAGTTAAGTTTGAGAATAGTCTCTTCAAGTTGCTTCTGATAATCTCTAGCAGAACCAGGCTGATTTAGAAGATTGCCATTCTGATAGATTTCAAACTTAGCAGGCTTCATACCACGAATGATACGATACTCTTGCTTACCGATACTAAACTCAATCTCTACCATCAAGTCTCGTTGATTGATAGTATTGAGCAACTGTGGTTTTGAAATCTTACGAAAGGGTTTGTTGAATAGAACAAAGCACAATGCATCAAGAATAGTTGACTTACCAGCACCATTCTCACCTACAATGATTGTGTTTGGTGAACGATTGAGTTGAATCTCAGTGTTCACATTGCCTGTTGATAGAAAATTCTTCCATCTAATCGTCTTGAAATAAATCATACTGTATATTACCAGTCTCTACATCATGTCTAACAATTTCTTCGTGATAGTGTCCGCAGTGAGGACAATACATCTTTTTGGGTCTGTAGTTTTCATGACTAGCAACGCTCCACCAGCCAATGCATTCACTACAAGTGAAGTGATGCAAATATTCAATAGTAGATTTCATCATTTACACTTCCATATACAGTGCCTCATTATAGAGACTTCGCATCAAATTGTCAAGTCTTTTCTTTGATACATTTGTTTCCATGTTGTCAATATACTTAGATAGAATTGTAACAGTGTCTTCTGCTTCATTCACAATATCTTCATCATCTTCTAGATTCAAATTGAGATGGTCATCAACAATCTGAATATTGACTGGATTAGACTGATATAGTTTATCCATAAACTGGTCGAACCAATATGGGTTCTCTTTTGATTGTGTTACAACCTTAACATATGAGCCCTCATAGCCTGAGAAATCTTTTTCTAAGATATCAGATGCTTCTTTGCCTGTATCATCATAGAACAGTTTATTGAACATACGATATGGATTACGGACAAACTCTAGTTCTCTTGTGTCTGTATCAAAGATATGAAACCCTTTTGGGTCTTGATAGTCTGACCATGTAAGTTCATATGGACAGCCAAGATAGTGAATATTCTTAGTCACAGATTTTGTATGAAAGTGACCAGATGCTACCAAATCAAACTTACTGAAGTCTCCTACATCCATACCATGTTCGTTTGTCATACCACGCATCATCAAACAGCCAGCAATCTCTAAGTGACCAAATAGAATCTGTGCTGGTGTATCTTTCATATGCTGAATTGCTTGTGCATAATTAGAATTGTTAATCCATGGCATAAGAGCAATGTCACAGCCATCAAAGTTGATTGTAGCCGGCTCCCAATAAGAACTCACATCGTGCTTATCAAACAGTTCACGCATAGAATTAATATCGTTTGTATTCTTGTATGGAACATCATGATTACCAATGATAACATGAAGGTCGATATTCATTTCTGCAATACGATTTAAGAAAGTATCTTTGAGATGGCGGAGAGTAACAAAATTGATATACTTGCGCCTATCCACGATATCTCCCAAATGAATGACCGTTTCAATCCCGTTTTCTTCCAGATAGGGAAAGAAAATATTATCATAAAACTTGCCCATGTAGTTAAGAAAATGATGAGCATCGTTTCTTACTCCCCAATGCGTATCAGTGATTAATGCTATCTTCATTTGTATCCTCAGAAATAAACTTATCAAGTGTTGAAACAGTCTTCTTCTTTTTGCGTCTTTTGTTCTCTTCAAAGTTGATGATAAAGTCGCTCATATATTCTTGTGACCACTCACTGTGCTTCACGCCGTCATCATAATGTGACATGATATCGTTCTCTTGCACATCAGAAGTCTCACCAAAGATGTTAGCATTCTCTGTTGCTTTATACTTGGTGTAAAGATAACGCTTCTCTTTCTGAATACGGCGCAGAAAAGCATAGTAGATAATCTGTGTAAAATATGCAAAAGGATTTTGCGACTTTTCTGGATTGAAGTTGTCGATGTATTGCAAACAGTTTTCAATACCATCTGAAATCATCTCTTCTCTGAATGTGTAGTTGACAAAGTTTGGTTTGTATGAAAGGTGTGTAGCAATCTTCATAATACAGTCACCAATGTAAAAGGGAACTCTTGGTCTACTTTTACCTTCTTCTTCTGCTAACATGACAGAGTTTCTATATTCTATCATTGCCTGTAGAAACTTTTTGTTATCTACATAGTTGTGCTTTTGTCGCTTTTTTGCCATTATCTATCCTTAATGAAATACTGTATTGCTTGTCAGTCCTAATGCTGATAATCTTCCATACATTTTTCTTTTTTCAATAATTGATTCTGCGTCTTGTTCTTCTTTGCCTCTAGCATGTCTAAGGGCCCTCATATAAAATACTTCCATATCATCAGTTATATCACTTACCATTATAACATGATTTTGCTTAATGTCAACCCTTAATTCTTCATCAGGCAAAGGAATCCAATAAGTCGTCATCATAGATGGAATGCCACCATGATTCACAATCTCAAGTTTAAGAGGATCGGAGATAGTCACATGAGTATCACTCTCATTAACGATTGAACAGATTATTGTCTCTCCGTTCAGTAGTTTGATTAGACTTCGATTCATTGTTTATCCTAATGTTGTAAATCTTGTATTCAAATTCTTCTTCATTATACATTTTTATACGAATAGCAAAATGTTTTAGCGTATAGTTGTGCCAAGATTTGTAAGATAGGTCATCTGCTATGTCATAAAGTGTAGCAGAATCTTTATTGTCACCTTTTCTAAGCCCTCGACCAATTGATTGTAGATTTCTTATACGAGACTTACTAGGGCTAGCAAAGATAATGTTATGTAAGTTTCGTATGTTGATGCCCGTTGAGAAAGTTCCGTAAGAAGCGATGATGATAGCATCACTTTCACTTTCTGTAATCTTTCTGACTTCTTCCCTCTCATCTGCACTTACCTTTCCGTGAACAAAGAAAACTTTTCTGTCTGTTACACTACTATTTATGATGTCATAAAGCACCTGACCATGCTTCTCCACCATCTGATAAAGTAACAGTGTATTACCTTTTCGACTCAATGTCAAGTTTTTTATGAATTTATTTCTTGCTTCGTTTGATATGAGAAAGTCAATCTCTGAACGATAGTCTGCTTTTGCCAAGGACTTGCGAGTTGCATCATCATATTTTAGAACTAGACCCTTAATTCTCAAGTCTGCAACAGTCTTACTATCCATCAGTTCTTTTGTGGTAATGACTTTCATTACAGGCCCGAACAAACCCTCAAGCACCAATCTGTGTGTCTGTGTGCCATCTAGTGTGCCAGTAAAGCCAAAGCGATACTTACATTGCTCTAGTTTTGTCATAATGCTGGTAAGTGATTGTGCCTTGAAAAGATGTGCTTCATCGCCTATTACCACATCAAACTGCTCAAACCACTTCTTAGGCATCTTGTAGATTGACTGCCATGTTGAAATAAAAATGTCTGCATCCGCATTTTTGTCTTGACCTGCCATGATAAGATGTGTAGAATAACTATGTTGATTCACAGAATAATCTTTGAAATCACCATCCATTTGACTTACTAATGATGTAGTGGGAACTATTATGAGTTTGCGCCCCGGTAGATAGTCGCAGAGCATATAAATGATGAGGGATTTGCCACTCGCCGTAGGCGAGATTATCATCGCACGATTAGTGCGGATTGCGTGTGCGAATGCACCGATTTGATAGTCTCTTGGTTTGATTGGTAGAGAAGAGAAGTGTTCCTCTGCTTCTATTGTGGATATGCTTTCTAGCGCATAAAGTTCATTTATGCCGTTTAGCGCATAATCTCTTTCTTCGCAAAATGTTTCTATGTGCTTATAAAGCCCAGCATAAATCTGTCGAGTGTTCACATTGAACAAACGAATCTTACCATCCCAATACTTATTGCGATACGCTGGCATAAATTTAGCGCCAGGCACTTCAAAAGTAAAGTAATCACTTATTTCTTGAGCCGTGCCTTTATCGCATCCAAGTTTGATGTAGACTTCGTTGATTCTTGAGACTGTAATTGTTTCTGGGATGTGGGGGTCTGTGTTTCTTTCCATAAATAAGCATACTCTGTTTTGAATTTAGCAATTCTAAATTTCAATAAATCAACTCTATCTTCTATTTCCAGACTTCTATCATCCAGCGATAAATCTGTTCCATTCGATGGCATTTTTGATTTGAAATCCTCTGTTATTTATGCTCTTGATAATAGACTCAAGATAATCTACTTTTTCTTGTTGTAGTGTCACTTTAAGACTGATGTCTGTCAGCATATCATCACTATCAATATACAAATCGACTTCATTTTTAAGAAGTTTCTTATAGAACTGATCCCGACCAAGTTCTTTTAACTCTTCTTGGTCAAGTTCACCCAGATAATATTCAAGTAATACTCTTCGTTTCTTTTTCAAGTCTGCTTTCATCTGAAATAGACGAACTCGTTCAGCAAGAAATATCTTCAAGTATTTATTGTGTAGTGTAGGTATCTTTGTAGATTCAGCACCAAGTTCTGTTTCATCAAGTTTGCTGTCTTTATCCCAAGATTCCATAATATCTTCAACTTTCATCGTATACTCACTTTATTAATAACTTCACCAAATTCGCCTCTAACAAATGTATTAAATGCGATAGATAATCTCGTATTTTCTGATTCCGATTTATCTATACCATGCTCTACATGAGACGGAAAGAATATGATTCTTCCAGGACTTGGAGGAATACCATATGTTTCAGCATTGAACATATTGTCAAACTCTCTATCTGGAACAAGAACAGTAGAAGTGGGTGCCTGCATCAAAGGATTCTTATAAAATCTAATGGGCGGAGAATCATTATCACATTTTATATATAAGACACCTGAAAAGAATGAGTTGTTGTGTATGTGATTTCTTGCGTGTTCATTCTTTTGATGCTTCACAGCCCAACTATTGGTTATGTAGAACTCTTGTCTTCTGGTGCTGAATCCACATACTCTTTCTACATAAAATCTCAAATGTTCTTCTAGTTCCACTCTTAGGTCATTAAATATGTCATACTGATGTAATAGATATCCACCGTCATGAGTAATCTGACCCTCATCATCATTATTTCTATGCCAGTTTAGTGTTTCCACAAAATCAACATATTTACGAGTATCAGTATCTTCTATTTCATTTATGTATAGTGGAGTTGCAAATAAAGGCTCAACTTCAGGTTGCTTCATTATATACTTTCCATCCTTTATGTAGAACAAAGAACCACACACCATTTATCATAGGTTCAACAATAGCATCAATTGCCGCTAGATTCATTGGCGCACCCGTAATCAGATTGTTGCATATCATTGCAATGAATATATGTCCGATTGTGTAGATAATAGCCAACATTAGACTACTACCACCTATCAATCTTTTTAATAGATTATATATTCCTATTCTTAGTTCTATCATTTCTTTTTTGTTCCATCATGTAAGTCCAAACTTTGAATAGATATTCACAATATTTTGGATAGTTTGCATACAGACGCATCTGTTCTTTCATGTATTCGTAGTTCATAATGTTTTAGCGATATCCTTTATCTTATTCGTAGCGTATCGTGTATAGAGACATGGTATAAATGCATGAACAATAACTCTCCAGCATATGCCCCAAGTCAACCAAGCAAAACCCATAGCCCGCTTGAAATGTTGCCAACGAGTTAGACCTTCGTAGTCCATATGCTCTTTACACATCTTACTAAACATTATAGCACCTTATGCAATAGTTGTCAACTCATATTTTCTATAAGCGAAAGATACTGTGCCTTGTAGATATTCGATATCCGTTCCTGTAGTATTAAACTCTAATGCACCCAGAGAGATTGGATATGCATCAATAAACTTGATATCGATATTTGGTTGATACTGTGCTGTAGTAATAATCATACTTGCATCAGAATATTGTCTGTCTGTGCTTGTTTGATTTGCTTGGAGTGTTTTCTGGATACTTGCTCTTTGCTGAAAGTTATCTGGATATCCAAGTGAAGTCAACCAGTCATAGATTTCACGAAAGTTTCTCATATCTTCATCAACTTGAAATGTCAAGTCTAGTTGTCCAAATGTCAACTTATCACCTGGAATTGGTATACGGATGAATGTATTATCTGTTTCCAACTGGCCCATTGTTAAGTCAGGAAGATTTGCAGATGTGCAAAAATAATTAACATGAGGAATCTTCTGGATTTGAAACTTAAATCCAGTTGGCGATAGAAAACTCATATTGTCTGGTTGTGTTGCTTGTAGTGCCATTACATTATCTCCTTGCTTACATATTTATAAGCAAAAAAAAGAGGGGCGTTTCAAGCGCCCCTCAGTTTTATTATTTGGTTGGTTAGCCCAACTCTCATTATTACATGAGGTTAGTGACTTTGACCAAACGGTAGTAGATGTTACCATCACCAGAACCGAGGCGAGCGGCAATACCGTTACCATCGTTAGTAGCGAATGGATAAGCAA